TTCAGGACTTACAAGTACAATTTGAATGCAACGAAAGGATAATAAAAGATTTTGGAATTCAGAAAAGCTATGGTAATTGGGCCGATGGTCAATTTGAAACAACCGACCGTTGCACGTTCATGGCGTTGGGTATTGATCAACCGTTTCGTGGATTGCGCCAAAATGGCGTAAGGCTTGAATATGTGTCGATTGATGATGTAGAGGATAAAAAGAAATCAATGAACAAATCGCTCGTACAGGAGTATGCCGATAAAGTAACCGGTGATATACAGGGCGCATTCTCAAAGAATTCCGAACGCACTATCATCAACAACAACTATTTTACCGAAAAGGGTTTTGTATCTACACTGGCCGAACGTAAAGGTTTTGACCTTAAAAAAATTGATACCAAACAAAACCAAATCCGAAAGGAAAAGTACGCAACGCTCTACCTAGTAAACCTCACCACTGAGTATTACGATAAACTAAAGAATTCGACCGGGTGGAAACCAAGTTGGGAGGAGCGATACACTAAAGCTGATTGCCTACGTAAGGTTGAACAATACGAACATGACCAGGCAACGCTTTCGGGTGAATTCTACAACACGCCTATAAACGTGGGTAAACGTATCAAGAAAGAATGGATACGCATGGTGAAGCCAAAACCGTTCGATGCTTATCTCGTAATTGTAGGCAACTGGGATTTTGCTTACTCAGACAAAGCCTGTTACAAAGCACTAGCTACAGTTGGAGTTCGCGACTTGCACATGACCGTTATTGATATTTATTGCCGGCAAACAGCCGATATTGAAACCGCCCTGGAATATCATTACACACAGGCTAAAAAAATACTGAGCATAAATGGTTCAACTATCTACTACTTTGATGGTAGCGTTTCTCAGGAAGTTATTTATTACCCGATACTTATTCGGGCTGCTAAGAAATATCAATCTATCAGTATTCCGATTTCACAAAAAAGCCAAACGGATAAATATACAAAGATTGATACCACACTGGTAAGCGTACTAAGCACTGGTATTTTGGATTTCAGCGAAGAGCTGGAGTTTAATCCGGATTGGGAAGAGGCCAAAGCACAAATGCTCAACTTTGAGAAAGGAGGTAGTTATCCGGTCGATTTTCCGGACTCATTGACTGATGCAATTCTCAAAGCCCAGGAATACTTGAATGGTGGTGAAGAAGAGGATGAAGAGAACGACAATAAACCAATAATCGGAAAACGCGAACGCGGTGGATATTAATTACTAACAAGCTTATTATTATGGCATTTCTAACTAAAGATGAACTTAAAACCGTCGGTGATTTGAATCTTATCAATATTCTTACTGATTTGGATGATACGATTATAACCGACATTATCGATGAAAGTATTGATAAGATGAAAGGCTATTTAAGCCGGTATTACGACATTGATGCAATTTTCAATGCAACCGGAGTAAGCCGTAAAAAAGCTATTGTAAAACGCCTGAAGGATATTGTAATCTATGAGATTTATGAACGCCGTACACGTGATACAAATGCCGTTGCAGCACGACGATATGCAGAAACAATAGACTGGCTTGAAAAAGCATACACAGGGGAACTGGGAGATAGAACTCTACCGGAGAAGCCAACAGAGATAACCGACACCGACGGAACCACCGGTGAAAACAGATACGGTGGAAATACACGATACAATTCAGCTTATTAATTCATAGATATGAAAAAGCAAAAAGACTTCAACAAATTAGCACTGGCAGCAAAGCCAACTAATGTACAACCAACTGGGCGCAATGCTAAGAAACCACCCATAACCGACACACGTGGTTCTGATACTATGGAAATTGATTATTTTCGTCTGTATGAATCCATGTACCGGAAAGAAGTTACAGACTGGCAAAACGCCCGTATGTCACGCTATGATCCGTTTAATCCGGTCACTTATCTTATACAACAATTGTACAAAGATGCGATGTTAGATAACCACCTTCAGGGAGCTATCCAACAACGTATTTTGCGTGTTGTCAATAAAATTGCAGTATTTAAAGATGCTGAAGGCAAACAGGATGATGAGCGTTCAAAACAAATCAATAAAAAGTGGTTTCGTCATGCTATTCGTAAAGCGATGGAGTCAAAGTTCTATGAATACAGCATGTTCCTGATATCCGATTTCACTTCGGGAAGCATTCGCAAACTCGTTGATATACCTCGCGAAAACATTATTCCTGAAAAAGGACTATTATTGAAAGAAGCCCATAACCCTTCCGGAATTGCTATCAGGTACGAAGATTTTTCAAACTTTCTTATTTACATTCAGCTATCACCGGATAAAGGCGGTATCCTGGAACGCATCGCTCCAATGACCATCTACAAACGCCATTCGTGGGCTTCGTGGGATGAGTTTGAGCAAATATTCGGTGTTCCTATTCGTATTGCCAAAACAATGATCAACACAAAAAAGCACAAAGATGAGCTTCAGGAGTGGCTTCAAATGATGGGTACTTCCAGTTATGGAATCTTTGACAAACAAACTGAAATTGAAATAAAAGAGAATCAGAAAACCGATTCTTTCAATGTGTTTGATAAGAAGATTGAGCGTATCAACAAAGAAATGTCCAAAGGAATTGTAGGGCAAACCATGACCATGGACGATGGTTCTAGCAAGTCACAGGCCGATGTTCACCTTCAAATGTTCCAGGATATAACGGATGCCGATATCGCTGATGTTCAGGACTGGATTAATGATGATTTCGTTCCTGTTTTGCGTAACCTTGGTTTCGACATACCGGAAGGCTACACCGTGGAGCTTCAGGCTAAAAAGAACGTAAAAGCGAGTGAAAAGATTAAGGAAGACAGTGAGTTGCTAAAATACGGCTATAATCTCACAACTGAATACATAGAAAGTACTTACGGTGTAATGCTTGACAAAGAGAACCCAAAAACCCAACCGGCTAAATCAAGTAACCAGTCACTCAGTTTTTTCGATTAGCCCCGGACTCTAACGCGGCCTTTTCCAAAGTTTCTTCCTACTTTGGAAAAGGTCTAAACCTAAGAGTACCCGGGGTAATCGACACCGATATACTTTATTTCAACAATGATTTAGAAACACGCCAATTGGCTATTTCCGAATATCCAAGTTTACAACTGGCGAACCGTCAAACGGATTTAAACGGTGCTGTAGAGCAAATATGGCAGGGCAAAGGCAGTGAACTCATGCGCCCTATTTTCGACACGTACAACGACGATTTACATCGCGCCGTTGCATTCGATAACGAAGAGACTGCGAAGCTATTTAAAAACAATGTAAGCCGTTTAGCAGCTGCAAAGGCCAATTATACCATTCAGCAATTAGAACGCTGTAAAGCCGACATAAATGGCGTTGCACGAAGTAAAGAAGAGTATCAGAAAGCCGCTAAAATAGTAATAGGCCGTGCAAACCGTGCCCAGGCTGCAGAATACAATACCACTTCACACCGGTGTCGTGTATCCAAACAATGGGCGCAATTTACAAAGGAAAAACGCCTATTCCCAAACATTGAATGGTTGAGAACCCGATCAGCTTCACCACGTGAACTTCACCTGACATACGTTGGCCGTATTTGGTCAATGGATGATTCGTTCCTGAAGGATAATTCACCGGGTTGTATTTACAACTGTAAATGCGATTGGAGAAATACCGATAAAGCAGCTACTGACAATACCGATATTACACCGGTACCTGTTTCTCCAGGGCTCGAAGGTAATCCGTATTACACCAATGAGATTTTTACGGATAAACATCCTTACTTCAGCCGTGTAGAAAAACATATACCTGATGTAGGAGTACTATATAATCCGGATAATGTTGTTTACTTAAACAAAACTACAGCTTCAGGAGTAAAATACAAGGAGCATTTCCTTTGTTTGAAAGAGCCTGAAACGGTTGAAAATGCAAAGATTGTAGAAGCATTGGTGAAAAATAAAGTGGTGAAAGAGGCCACGTTATTGCCACGTATTCACACAAGTGAGACTTTTTTACGTGAACGTTACTATGGAAAGGCCTATCAAGTAAGGCAAAAAACAAAATGCCCTGATTGTATGGGTGATGGTAGTTTACTTGAATTTAAGTCGACTGATGCGAATCATTTGAGCAAAAATGTTTTAAAAGCCTCACAACAGGCCGATATCGCCGTGATCAAATGTACTGACATAGTTTCAAAATCATATTTGGAGCGTTTTGCATCATGGCAGTTTGGATTGAAAGATAGAGCGAACCTACAAAAGATTGTAGTAATGACCGGGGAAGATGTTCACGTATTCATAAAATGAACCGTGGCGAACAAGTTATAAATAACCTATTCGCCACGGGTAGCGTCGAAGTACGCAACTCCGACTCCACAAAAGTACAATATATTTTGAATAATTGTACTCACTAACTGATATTTAATACAAAATTTATGGACGGAGACCAATTTGCAAGCCACCTACTAAACATGTCCGAAGAGGCCAGACGCTTCATTGATGACGATGCACCAGTGATAATGGGTAAGAATGCCAGGGATGTTTTTACAGAGAATTTCCAGAACGAAGGTTTTATGGATACACAAAACGAATCGTGGGAAGAGGTAAAGCGCCGGCTAAATCCAAAGACAAAAGGTGCAGCTGCTACGCGTAAGATTCTAACCGGTGATACGGGTGATTTGGGAATGAGTATTGAATATCAAAACGCCGCTAATGGCGAAGTTCACATGGTTTCCGATAAAGAGTACTCCAAGGCACAAAATGAGGGCACAACGAACGCCGGACGCAATCATAACGTCACTATTCCGGCTCGTAAGTTCATTGGTGATTCTGCTGAAGTGGATAAGCGGAACCTTGAAGCCTTTGAACGGAGATTGGCAGATTTAGACAAACAGCCCTGATCATATATGTTCAGGGCTGTTTGTCTAGTATTATTTAAAAGCTTCTACAGTTATTTCAGTTTTCTTACTCACATATACCCGTCCACTTCCTTCGCAGACTTCGCAGGTTATTCGTATCGGTTCTTGGTGCAGTAAATCATACTTCGCAAAAATATATCGAATGCCTTCACCTTCGCATTTTGTGCAGAGTTCAATATGTTTGTGGATGTATCTTTCATATTTCTCACTCATTTTACTTATAATTTATTGTTATGTACTCGTTTAATTCGTCAATATCTAAGGCTCTACAACTAATTACTGTTTTGTATTTTGTTTTGCCATTATTCCGGGTTCTTTCTGTTATTCCTAGGGTCTCAGAGCTAATTGTAAAGCTTATTCTGATTATCTTACTATTCCTATCATCAAATACTTTACCATAGCTTAAAACCTCCGATTCTCCAGTCTGTAGATTAATGTCTTTTACATTTTTCCAACCAATAAACTTCCAGCATATTGGTGTTTTCAAATTTTCAAAGAAGTATTCAGGAGTCATAAATCTATGTAAAATAAAAGGTTTTACCGCTTCCACTACCAAACCTTTGTTGTTTAATCGTTGCTAAGAATGGGAAATCTTGTTTTTGAACCTTATCTAAAGCCTCTTTAATCGGGGCTGCATTGGTAAAGAATTTTCTTTCTATGTTTTCATATCGTACTTTTACAATATACCTTCCTGGTCCGTGTTTTGTTTTTACATTTGCTTCGAAATCCAATACTTCAATTTCGCAGTTAGTAACCTCTTCAATTGATATTATAGGAACAGCAAATATGTTTTTATCTTCGTTAGTTTTTATTCCGAAATCAGAAAATCTTTTCATTGAGTACAGTTTTTAATAAATGTTTTGAGTTGCAATGCTTAGCCCAGCCAATCCAAGGAGCTATCTTAATTTTATATTCTTTATCTGTTACATTCTTTCTTTTATTGAGCTTTGCTACCTTCCTACAAAGGCGTTTCTTTATCGTTTTTCGCATTAAAACATGTGAGTGATAAAAAACATAACCTACGAAGTCAATGCCACGAGAATCAACTGGAAACACTTGGTAGTTACCTTTTATCTGCAACTTTAGCTTTGTTACCAGATAAGTGTCGATATCTTTTAGTAATTCGTGTAGATAAGGTTTATTTCCGTTCAAAATAACAATGTCATCTGCATATCTATAGTAATATTTTACTTGTTTTTCTTCCTTCAACCAGTGGTCAAAGTAGGATAAATAAAGATTTGCAAAGAACTGGGATAAATAGTTGCCAATTGGAACACCGGGTGCACTATCAATTATTTCATCAATCAGGTTTAATAGTCTATTATCTTTCAATTTTCGACGGACAATAGATTTCAAAACTTCATGATCAATAGTAGGATAAAACTTCTTTATGTCAAGCTTAAGACAGTATGTTGTATTTTCAATATCTTTCAAGTCCTGTTTTAAATCTATAAAAACGGCATGTATTCCACGACCTTTTATACATGAATATGTGTGGTGAACAAACACCGAAATCCATATCGGTTCAAGTATATTCATAATAGCATGGTGAACTACTCGGTCTCTGAAGGGTAATCTAAATATCTCGCGTTCTTTCGGGTCATATATTTTAAATACGCTATATTCAGAAGTTTTGTATGTTCCTGTTATCAGTTCATTGTACAACTGATCAATGTTGCTTTCAACATTTCTTTCAAAAATCTTGACACCATATTGCCCGGACTTTCCTTTCCGGGCTTTTTGGTATGCAAGCATCAAATTGTCTTTTGTGACTACTTTGTCAAATAAATTGTTTATTCTTTTCATAAGCCTGGCTTTCAAAAATGGAGCTTTCTCGTTTGATACTAACACCGTTGAAAGATTAGTCGTTTTTTGCTAAGAAGCAAGGTTTTTGCCTTTTCATTTACCAGTTGGGAACTGGAACCTGCATTCGAATTCGTATTATCGTAATTCGTATCGTTCAAACCGAACGCTGAAGCAGAACCAGC